AAGTTCTGTAAATCGTTTTGCGGACATTCAATTAGATACCGTTAATGATCTATTGTCATTTTTTCCTCCATCTCAATATGCAAATGCTCCTTCAGCGCTTAACATCTCATCGGGGGGTGCTGCTACTTTTAATAGTTCATTGTCTAATCAATTTATTATAAATTCAACAGAAACAAATGGTGGTTATATTAGATTACAAAGAGGTGGAGTAGATTTAGCGTGGATTGGTTCAGCCTATCATACTATCTCACCCGTGGGAGCAAACACAGATTTAGCAATCAATTCTCTTAGTGGTGATATTGTTTTTGCAAGTGGCTCATCTGAAAAAATGCGCATCTCATCGGGGGGTAATGTGGGTATTGGAACTAGTGGAACGCCTAGTGATAAACTGCACGTAGAAAATGGTAGTATAAGATTAAAATCAAACTCAGACGGATCTACGGGAATACTTAAATTATATGATGCTGCTGGATCTGAAAGTGGACAAGTATATCCTAGTGGAGGAGACTTAAGAATATACTCTCCGAATGATGTGATATTTAATAATGGAGGTAATGTGGGTATTGGAACTACTTCGCCTAGTTCTAAGTTAGATATAACGGCAACTAGAACGGCACAATTAACTTTAATAGAACTTTCAACAAATACCTTGTCTTCGGGCGTTGATGATGAAATTAGTATTGATTTTGGTAGAGGTTTACTTAATAAGTATTCAGCAAGAATTAGCGGATATATATCTAATTATAGTACATACGATGGAGGATTAAAATTTTACACATCATCGGGAGGAACACTAAATACCACACCACAACTCACCATCTCATCGGGGGGTGATGCTACTTTTGGTGGTAATGTAGAGGTAATTAAAAGTTCAACACCTACTATTCAATTAACTCAATCGGGTGCAACTAACTATAAAGGCTATGTTAAACTTGCAGGAAATGACTTAGAAATCAGAGGCTCTAGCGGAGCAATGGAATTTTATAATGGTTCTGTTGATGGTAATAGTTCCGCTTTAAGAATGAGCATCTCATCTACGGGTGTTGCTACATTTTCAAATTATATTGACACACCCGAAGTAAGGCAAGGTGGAGAATTTATGATTGGGCGATCTAGCAATATTATAAGGATGGGTAGTGGTGATGCATCAGATTCTTTAGCATTTTATGCGGGAGGTTCTCAAGCAATGAGCATCGCAACGGGGGGGCAAGTTTATATGAACACCACCTCAAGTATAGGTACGGGTGTTTTATCAATAAAACTAGGTGGTACAAATAAATTACTTGGGATAAGATTTAGAGCAGCAACCAGCGGAAATTATGCTACTGCTTATGAAAATTCTAGTGGCACTATTATTGGTAAAATCATAATGAATGCATCATCTACCTCCTACGAAACTACCTCAGATTATCGATTAAAAGAAAACGTAACACCGATTACAGATGCTTTATTTAGGGTTAATCAATTAAAGCCTAGTAGATTTAATTTTATAGCAGATGTAGATAGAACGGTTGACGGCTTTATCGCTCACGAAGTGCAAGACATAATACCCGAAGCCATTAGCGGAGAAAAGGACGCTATGAAAGATGAGGAGTATGAAGTAACTCCAAAGGTAGAAGAGGTATTAGATGAGGAGGGCAACGTAGTAACCGAGGCGGTTGAGGCAGTAATGGAGACACGATCCGTCCCCGATTATCAAGGCATTGATCAAAGCAAAATAGTTCCTTTATTAACTGCGGCAATACAAGAACAACAAACCATAATAGAAGATTTAAAAAGTAGAATTGAACAATTAGAATTATGAAAAAAATAGAACCAATAGACATATGGCAGAATGGAACAACCAAAACTGCCACTCAGTTACAAGTACAAGGTACTAGCGTAACTTTAGGAAGTAGTGCATCTTTTTATTGGCAATTGCTGACAGAAGAAGGACATCAAGTATCAAGTGGTAACCTCGGAATTAGCGGTGAGCAATATACTGCTTGGGGTGCTGATGATGATTACGTTTACACAATTGTAGCAGAGGATTTAAACCTTACAATTATAGAACCATCTGAGGAGGCATCAGCATAAGATTATTTATCTTTGAGTATTATTAATTAAAACAAATACAGAATGTTTGAAAACAAAACAATTTCATTTAAGGAGGCAGAAAATTATCACAAAGGTTTAATTATGTTAACCAATGCGGTAGAAGCCTCAGAAAAAGGGGTAGGTTTAGATTTAACCTATAAACTAATACAAGGATTAAAAAAGATTGAGGAGCAAGTTGAATCAATCAATAAGGCTAGGACTAAATTATACGAGGTTTACGGCACTTTAGATGACAAAGGTGTACTTACACCACATGAAGGAAAAGAAGACATTCTAGAGCCTCTAAATAAGGATATGGAAGAGTTCTTAGCCAAAGAAGATGAGTTTAGTTTAATTAAGGATAAAATTAAAGTTGAGGATATAAAACATCTCATATTAAAGCCAAGTTTCTTGATTTTATGGGATAAATATCTTGAAGGATTAGAAGAATATGAATGATAGTACAAAAGATGTAAGGGGTTATATTTATGGGTTGTTAAATGATAACATAACCTATGATGCTAGTGCAGTTCCCGTAGTTGCTAAAGCTACAGATGAAACTACATATCCCTTTATTGTTGTACAAGCAACGGGATTGGTTGACGATCCGTTGAAAGATAGATTTGGGGGTGTGTATGAGGTACAAGTACAAGTACACACCAAATACCCATTAAACTACGGAGGGCAAGATGATTGCGATGATATATCCAACTCAATTCTCCAAGCAATAAGAGTTAGAAACGCTACATCAGACTTTGGTGCTGACACGATGTATATATTTAAACAGACCAACCAAAGGTATCTTGAGGATGACGATGGGCAATATGAATATTTTACAAAAATATTGGTGTTTGAGTCAAATGTTATAAGTAATGCTTGATGGAAGTTTATTTGTTTTATATATTGATGACGATCAACTTTTACTTTCAAAATCCAATAATATATCATTTAGTGGTGAAGCGCATGACATATCTACTAAAATACCAATTATAATATCATCTGATACTAGTTATTATTGGGAGGCTGCTAATACAAATTGGGAGTTGTCTGATTTTACTTGGGATCAAACTTTATATCAAAGTCTTTATTCGGGATGGAAAGAGGTAATGATGGGAATGAGATCGGGCAATTTCTCGGCAGAAGGATTATTAGATATTAGATCAGAAGGTGCTTTTTGGGAAAAAACAAATAATTATTGGGATTCTTACGATCTTAATTGGGAGAATGCTCCTAAAATAGAAAGCGTTTCATCTGTTTTAGACCAATATCTAATAGAAAGAACTAAATTAAAGTTTGATTTAATAAGTGATGGTGTTGCTTATTTTAGTGGATATTGCTATGTTAATCAATATGAAGTTATAGCCAATAATGAGGATGTATTGTCTTATAACGCAGATTTTAACATTACGGGTGTTACTGAGTAATAATATTCTTTTTTTTATTTATCTTTGAGTAAAATATTAAAAAATGAGTGTAATCAACGGAACTGAACTAACCTTATACGTACCTAACAACGATGCATCCGCAACGGCTGATACATGGATAGCTATAGCCTTATCAAAGTCTTCAAGTTTATCTATTTCGGGAGAAAACCCCGACATATCTACAAAGTCAAGTGCTGGGTGGAGTGAAGTAATTGGTGGTCAGAAAAGTTGGAGTATAGATTTTGAAAGCATGGTTGATCTTTCACTTACTGCTGAAGCAACGGGACAAGATCAAACTAACACGGGTATACTTACTTTATGGACATATTTTTCTCAAAGAGCAAAACTAAAAGTAGCTTGGGGACAAGGAGGTAACTTTTGGTATGGTTTCGCATACATAACCTCTTTAGACCAAAGTGCAGAGGTAGAGCAACCCGTTAGTTTTAGCGGTAACTTAGTTGGAAGTGGAGTCCTTGCTTTAGGATCATCAAATCCTCCAACATTTGCAGCACCTTAATTATATTAATTAAACAATAATTTTATGGCAACAAACAAACACAGAGGCACTTGTCTAATAGACATTGGTGATAAAAAAAGAGGATTAGTCTTCAATATGAATACTTATGCAATATTTTGTGAAGGTATGGATGTTGAATTATCAGAGATAGAGGATGCTTTTAATGGTAAAAAACAAGCCAAGGCATTCTGTTGGTTATTGTATGCTGGATGTGTGGCATATGATGAAAAGATTAGTGGTGATATAGATTACACTATTCACGATTTCTATGATTGGGCAATGGATGTATCAGAGGACGATTCAGCAAAAGTTATGAATACAATGATAGGTTCTAGAGAATTAAAGAATGACAAGAACAACGGATTATCTAGAAACGTTGTAGAATCTAATAAGAGTGATTCAAAAAAAAATTAGTTACATGGGATGATATACTAGACCAAGCAATTGGTACTTTAGGAATATCTCCCGACATCTTTTGGAACATGACTTGGTCAGACTTTATAAGGTCTATTGAGTCATGGGTTCATAATCATAATCAGCATTGGGATAGGACAAGGTACTTAGCTACCTTGACTATCAATTGTTCTTTTGGCAACAAGAAAAGAGTATCTCCAAAAGACTTATTTAAACTACCTCACGATAACGCTGATGAAAGAAAAACCCCTCTACCTACTCACGAAGAGATAAAATCTGTTATTGGTAAAGCCATAAAATTACCTATATAATATTAGTTAAATTTGTGTTATGGCATTAGGAGACAATAAATTATCAGTTTTCGTTTCACTCAGAGCGGAAAAATTTCAGAAAGGAATAAAGCAAGTACAATCGGGTTTTAAAACATTAAACAGAACCATTGGTGCTTTTTCAACTGCTTTTGTTGGTCAACAAATATTTCAATTATCAAAACAATTTGCCGATGCTGCTGGTGAGATGGAAACCGTTGAGCGTAGTTTTGCTAGGTCTTTTGCTGGAATATCTAGTTCTGTTGAAACTGAGTTAGGTAAATTAGCTGATTCACTTAACAGAAATGAAACACAACTAAAAAAAGGAGCGGTTTCTTTTAATGCATTTTTTAGTGGACTAGGTTTTGTCAGTAAAGAAGCTGCTGATATGTCTGTAAAAATGCAGACATTATCTTTAGATTTAGCCTCATTTTTTGGTATAGCAGATTCAAATGCACAAAAAAGATTTTTATCCGCATTAGCTGGTTCTCCCGAAGTTTTAGATCAATTTGGTATTAACCTAAAGCAATCTGCATTACAATTAGAATTGTATCGAATGGGTTTAAAATCAACGGTACAAAATACTAGCGAGGTAATAAAAACCCAAGCAAGGCTTAATATAATAATGCAAGCCATGACTGATTCGGGTATTATTGGAGATGCATCTAGAGGATTAGATACCTATCAAGGTCAATTAAAGCAATTTGATGCTGCTTGGATTACTTTTTCTGAATCAATGGGTAAGGTAGTTATACCAGCTATAGTAGCAACACTATCAGCAATAAGTAAATTATTTAAGGCTTTTGTAAGATTTAAAGAGATTCTTACTTTTGATCCTAAGGATGAAAGTGCGTTGCAAAGAAGCGGTAGACTTAAAGAAGAATTAAAACTCCTTAAAGAAAAGTATACTTTAATTGAATTAATAGCAGATGCTACTCCTAAAGTTGATAAAAAAACTCCAAAGCAAACAAAAGAAGCTGAAGAAGCGGTTAGAAAAATTCCCGTTGGTGAAACGCTAATTAAAAGTCAACAAAGAATACTAACAAAAGAAGAAATTAAAGACTTACTTGTATTAAATAAACAAATTAAAAATACTAATGAACTAAAGAAAAAAATGAACGATGTCGGTATTGAAACAAAAAATATCTCTAAGGATTTATTGCGTTTGACTGATATGAAGAGGGTGATTGATGTTAAAGTCGCTGATCAACTTAAAGAAGAAAAAACAACAAGGGATGGAATTTTACAAGACATACAATCAGAAATTGATTCAATTAACGGTAAAGTTGAAAAAGAAAAGGAATATGATCAACTAGTTAAATTAAGTAGTAAAGAACTTTTAGAACTAGCTGCAACTCAAAAAAAGATAAATATATTAGAAGGTGAAAGAGTTCGAATTACGGGTGAAGGTAAGGAAGAGTTAGAAGCAAGTAAATCATTTTATGAAGATTTGGTTAGTTTATCTAAAAGGATAAAGCCAATCTCAGATATGCCTAAAAGACAAGTTTCAATAGGTGATAAGGAACTTAACATGAAGACGGGTCATATTGAAAGAGTAACATCTGAAGAAGCCGCTGATAATTTAGGTAATCTTTTAGGTTTGGGAACGGTATCTGAACAAGAAAAAGCAATGCAAGACTTGATAGCAAGAAATACTGCTGGATTGGCTAAAATTGCTAGTAAATCTAAACAAGGAATGGATGATGCTGGTAAAAAATTATCAGAAGCTGGAATGACTTGGATTCAACTTATAAGACCAATTACAGATGCTTTTTCTGAAATGTTTATGCAAATGTTAACTCCTCCCGATACTACAATTAGTAAAGAAGAGCAAAAAGAAAAAACAATAGCTGCATTTGCTGGCATAATGGTTGGTTTAGGACAAGCTATGATGAGTTTAGGAATGGGTGGAATACTACTTGCAAAAGGACAAGAGGCAATAGGTTCGGGTAAAATAGGACCAGCTATAGCAATGTTGGCTGGTGGCGCTGCCTTAGTAGCGTTAGGTAAAGGACAATTACAAAAAGTAAAAAATAGCGCACACGCAAGAGAACAAGCAACGGGAGGGGGTGCAAATGATGGTAGCAATGGTAATAGCATGGCTAGTTTTCTTAAAGCAGTTCAAGGAGAACAAACATTTAGGATAAATGGTGCTGATTTGGTTAGTGTGTTGGGTAGACAAAATAATTTTACAAATGCAATAGGAGGATAAAGTATGGCGATATATAGAAATAAATACACATTAGAATTTGATGATGTTATAGAAGGAGAATTTAATGATTATAGACTAGAAATAAATAAAAAAGTAGCAGAAACAACAACTAATAATGTTACTATTGGTGCAACTAATAATAGTGGTGAAACTATAAATCAATTTGATCCCGTAAGAGTTGTATCGGGTGAAGTTGTAAGATCAAAAGCATCTGTAAGTAGTAGTATGCCAAGTACGGGTATAGCAACCATAGCCATTGCTAGTGGCACTACTACATCTAATGGTATTTTAGCATCGGGTGTTGTTGAAGGAGTACCCTCACAAGTAATTGGGTATGATTATTATGTTGGAGTAAATGGAGGAACTACTAATACTGCACCAACGGGTACTAATATTGTTCAAAAAATAGCAGTACAAGTAGCAAATAATTCTGTTGCTATATTAGATGTAACACAAGAATTAACGGGATCGGGAGAACCTATAAAACTAACCTATGAGGGTGATGATATTTTTAAACCAATTAGAGCAAGTTATTTAGATATTGATTTTGTTAAGGTAAATGATTCAGACAATTATGATGATTTATTCTTAGCTGAAAACGATACGTTTCAAGTATTATTATATAAAAATTCAAATATATTTTGGCAAGGTTGGGTGGGTTCTCAGTACATATCAGAACCATATATTTCTGCACCGTACAATATAACCATTAAGGCATATGATGGGTTGCATTTATTAAAGGAATTAAGTAATATAACACAACCCGAATGTGCAAGATTTTTGGATGCTAGTGCAACTTATCAAGTTGATAGATGGGGTTATCAGCAGTTTAATAGAGTAATAGAAAAAATGCTTTATTTTACGGGGTTAACTACTATTTCAAATCACGTATACTATGCCGTAAATATGAAGTCCACAAGTCAAACGGATTACGATGATTTTGATAGATATAATAGAATACATCATCACACTTACTTAGTTGAGGAGGGAAAATCAAAAACAATGACTAAGGTTCTTGAGGATATATTAACGGGTTTAGGGTTAATTATATATCAAAGAGATGCAAAATGGTGTATTGTAAAGCCATCTGATTTAACGCTTACGAGTACTAAAAATAATTGTATAAAAACATCTAGTTGGATCGATGAATCAACTACTAACCAAAGTTATTCAACAAGTGTTAGGAATACAGACATATCATCTAGTTTTTATAGTGATGATGTACCATATAAGCAAATTGATGGTGCTGCAAACATGACCTTACAATTTCCATTAAAAAGAGTAACAATAAAAGATGAATCTGATAGTAATGGCTTAATAGGTACATTTGGTTTAGATGAGGTAATAGATACAACTAGTAATGGATTTAATGATTGGACTAGTAATGATGCAGATGCTACAGAAGTAGTTGTTTTTAAATATTCTGATCCAAATATACCGATTGAAGGGCAAAGTGATTATCAATCTTACATGGAAATTGATTTAGCATCAACGGGTGTGGTTATAAATGGTGAGTCTGATGATCCACATTTAATTAATGGTGAAGACAAAACAAATATTACAACAAATACCTCATTGCCAGCATATAAGTTAAAGTTTAAGATGAGAGTTTTAGCTGCTGGAGTAACATCTAATGATGAGTTAAGGGTATTGATATCGCCTAGACTAACTAGAATTGATAATGGCAATGTTTATCATTACTACACTAAAGAAGGTACTCAAAGTATAGAAGATGCGTGGTTAACTGATGCAGAAGCAGCAGCAGATACTAGCTATAGTATGAATTATATAACTATTGAAGGCAAGGGTAGTGTTAATAGATGGAAAACATATGAAATATTTTTTAAACCATCATTTATTAATGTTAATGTTACCTTACCTCTTTACGGTGCATTTGCAGTTTTAAAATCAAGTGGTGGTGGCGCATCTCAGCCTCAAACTGCTCCATATGCTTATTATTATGATGTCACTTATTCTGACATAGAATTAATTCCATTACCATCAAACCCAAGTTCGGGTAAGCAAGCAGTAAGTTCATATGATACGGTTGATCATATTGTTGAGAGTCCTAATAATTATAATTTTATTGAAGATAAAACGGTAAACTTTGGATCAAAAATAAGTAATACGGGGGGTAATAGGTTGATTGCTTTTGATGATGATATAACAAACTCAACTTATGCTTTATTTTTAGCTAATACAGATCAGCCATTAAAATCATGGTTAAATTGGAGTGATGGAGTATATAGTAATAAAACACTACAAATGCATTTAGCTATGTCTTATATGTATTTATATTACAAACCCGTACGAAGAATTGAAGGTACACATTACGGTAATATGAAATATGGTGATTTATTGGTTGTAGATAACGGATTAAATGGTTCTCAAGGTAAGTTTTTCCCATTAAAAGTTGTTTTTAATTTTAGAATGGCAAGGGTTGATTTTACGGGAGATGACTTA